CTACATAAAAATAACAGACTTAATCACAATGCGGCTTCCGTTGTAGTCATAGTGAATTTTGTCTATAACATCACTAACAAGCATTTTCTTTTCCTCGTTGTTCAAAGAGTACCAGTTTTCTTTTATATCAAATAACACTTCGCTTAATTCATGCATACTTAATTTTTCCGTTTCTTCTTCATTATCTTTGTATTCTTTTAGCTGTTCTTTTATCTCTTTTTCTTCTTTGTTAGCTTCTTCCATACGTTTCTTAAAATCCTCATATGGCATTATATCCTCTGCCCATGCGTATTGCCATTTCTTCTTTTTATTTTCGAGTTTTTTGAGTTGTTTTGTTAGTGATTCAACATCATTTTTTAGCTCATTGCGACTAAGTTCATTTTCTGCCTTATTGGCTACGTCAGTTATTTTATCTCGGTTAGAGTAATCTCCTAAGTATTCAATAAAAGCTTTTTCTGCGTTTATTTGAGATACGCTTTTACCTTTAGTGCATATACCTTCTTGCTTACCTTTACACCTGTAATTATAATATGTTTTACCAGACGTGGTAGTATAATACCCATTTAGATATCTGCCGCAATGAGGGCAAATGAGTTTTGTGGAAAAAATATACTGGCTACTTACCGATCTCGGTTGCTCGTTGCTCCTTCGCTTTATTAATCTTTGCGTATGTTCAAATTCCTCTTTAGATATTATCGCCTTGTGTTTTCCTTCATATATTTCCCCTCTCCAATATATTTTCCCTATTTGAGACACGCCTGTTAGTATTTGTCTTATGCTAGTAGCGTGCCATTTAGCCATTGTTTTAGTAGGGATATTGTTGCTATTTAAATATCTAGCTATTTTAGCCATACCCCACTTACGATATAGTTTGTGTATCATGCGTAAAGTGTTAACCTCTTGTTCATTCGCTATAAGAGACTTGGTTTCCTTATCATAATCGTATCCATATGGCGGTGTATTCAAAGACCAATAACCTTGCCTAACTTTTTCTTTTAACCCAAAAGAGATACGCTCCCCTATGGTTTCCCTCTCCCATTGAGCCATCCCTGCCGACATGGTTATGACAAGTCTGCCCATCGGTGTAGATGTGTCTATCGATTCCGTTGCTGACTTGATGCTACAATTATGTTTATCCATCGTTTCTTTTATTTTATATAAGTCTGGCACTGACCTGGTAATACGGTCTAGCTTGTAAACTAATACATGATCAATATCGCCTTGTTCTATCTGTTTTAATAACGCTTGCAATTGCGGTCTATTCATATCCTTAGCAGACAGCCCTTCATCAGCGTATATGCCAACAACTTCCCAACCATTATCAATACAGTAATGCTTTAAGTGTTGCTTTTGCCCTTCTATCGAGTAACCTTCTTTCGCTTGTTCTTCCGTTGACACACGCACATATATTGCTACGCGCATGTTTATCACTCCTTATAAAAAAAGGCGGGTAGCTAACCCACCGATATTAATACCTGTGCACAAATATTAATCTAAATTTACAATGTACATTACGACTTTCCCGTGTATCTTTAATTCGTTGCAATAATCAAGCGGCACTCTATATTCCGTGAAATTTATGTCCGTTGAGTGCGGCCGAAAAACAAGTTGATTATCTAATTTGTAGAATTTTTTAACTGAATAGTCATGGTGATTGCTATAAACAACAATATCACCATTATTAAGGTCGCTAGCATCAATCTTTTTAACAACTATTAATGAGTGGTTGGGTATTATTTTATTCATAGACTCTCCATTTACCCTCATTATATAAATGTCATCTCTGCCTGCCCATTTTCCCATTATTATATCTGGCATTTCAATGACTTCAATATCTTCTTCCGTTATAGGATCAACCATTTCTGGTAAACCTGCAGCAACATCTACTGGCAAAAAAGGATATTGATTAACTGTTACAACCTTTTTGGGCTGTCTTTCTGTTCGTTCTGATAAAGGGAAGAATTCATTTATTGAAACCTCTAAAACATTAGCCATAGAATACAGTATGTTTTGTTCCGGTTCGTTCGTTCCTTTTTCGTAAGAAGAAATAGTGTTGTGTTTTACACCTATTTTTTCCCCTAACTCTTTTTGGGTTAGCCCTCTCTTCTTTCTCAGCTCTCTTATTTTCCCTCCAACAAATTTACTTATTTCTTTATTCATGAAATCACCTCCTCGCTTTATAATGATTATATCATATTTCATGAAATTTGCAATTGTTTATTGTAGGAAATACATAAAAAAATTCATGAATTATGAAAAAAACCGTTGACTTATATTTTTATTTCATGTATTATGAAGTTGTGGCAGAGAGGAGGGGAAAAATGGAACAGACAAAATTGGCCTCTTTAAGAAGATATAATGACATTTCTCAAAAAGAAATGGGGGATTTGATAAAAGTATCCGAAGCTACTTATCGCAATAAAGAAAAAGGGATTACGCAATTTAAGGCTACGGAAATGTTCATTATCGCAAATCATTTCGGTAAAAAAGTAGATGATATTTTTTTACCTCCAAACTTCATAAAACATGAAGTTTCTAATAAAGAAGTTTCATAAGGAGGAAGCTTAATTATGAACAACGCACCAGAGCATATCCAGGAGAAAATTCTAATGTTTTTCGCATTGCATTCAGCGCCGAGAATCATTAAAAGAAGAAGAAAAGAAAAGGAGGAAGCCAAGTGAATCCCTACAACTTAATGATTCGATTAGGCAGGAAAATAGAAAATCCTAGCTTCAATCCAAGAGACTACCCCGAGGAAATACTTGAGTTGATTGAATTGATTTCATTATTAATGGAAGGTGAAAAGGTTTCTGATTTTTTCACTCTATTCCCGCCCGTTAAGAACTATGAAGATGATGGAACTTGGGATTATCATTCCACTCTTAAAGAAATAGAGAATATCGGCACTCACTTTACTCGAGATAGCTTTATAGAGTTACTCATGACGCATTGTTATGAAAATGATTATGTCGGCAATCTTGGTTTAGCTTTTATGGTTTGTACTAGTGAACTTTATAAAAGAAAAACAGGAAAAAGCGCTATGGAAGAATTTTTTAATCAAAACGGAATGCACGTCTATGAAGAAAGAAACGGGGAAATATTGCCTAAACTATACGCGGTTAAATAGGAGGAGTAGAAACAATGGAAGAATTGAAAGTATTTAATCATGAACAGTTCGGTGAACTACCTATAGTAGTTACAGGCGGAAAAGAATACTTTGGAGCAAACGAAGTGGGGAAAGCATTAGAATACGCTAAGCCGCACAAAGCCATTTCTGATCATTGCGATCCAAAGGGGGTACTAACTTGGGGCGTCCCTACAAACGGAGGAAAACAAAACAAGAAATTCATAACCGTAGGAAACATTTCCCGATTGATTGTAGCCGCATCAAAGCAAAGTCGGAATAAACAAATTAGAGATAAAGCCAAAAAATATGAAAAATGGATATTCGATGAAGTTATTCCCTCTATTCATAAACACGGCGCTTACATGACGCCGCAAAAGATTGAAGAAGCACTTATGAACCCTGATACGATTATTCAACTTGCAACCACTTTGAAGCAAGAGCAAGCAAAAGTTCAAGAGTTGGAACAAGAAAACAACGAATTAAAACCTAAAGCTAGTTATCACGATCTTGTATTACAAAGCAAAACACTTATAACAGTAACTCAAATTGCTAAGGATTACGGCATGGGAGCACCAACGTTAAATAAGAAACTGCATGAATTAGGTGTCCAGTATAAGCGTGGTGAAAGATGGTATCTATATCACAAGTACCAAGACAAAGGGTATGCACAATCAAAAACTTATGTAGTTGATTCAGAGAAAAGCAAAGATACTATGTGTTGGACACAAAAAGGTCGCCTATTTATCTATCAACTATTAAAGGAACAAGGTATTTTACCACTAATAGAAAGAGAGGAAACAGCCTAATGAAAAAAATATATCTACTAATCAATGTCGGAGAAGAAAAAATATTAAGAGTTAATATATCGGATTGCGAAGAATATTACATGTTGGATATAGGCGCGTATGACGATGGAAATGAGATTGTTTATACGGAGGATGTTTTCCAAAAGGAAGACCTCAAAAAGCTAAGAGACGCTATTGATTTTATGATAAACAATTAATCTATTACTTACTAAGGAGGAAATGAAAATGAATAAACCGATTGTGTATTCAAAAAGAGAAGGTGTCAACAAGCTTATCCCAATTGACACCAATGATTATACTTCATTATCAAAATTAATTGAAAAGAATTACCCGAAAGAAAAAGACTTTGTTTATGTGTTAGTAGATGGATACGAGATGAAGTTATTTTAACCCTAGGTGTTTATTTATAACACTCGTTGCTACGTTTGATAAAAGAGGTAAAGAGACGCTTGATAATGATTTTACGGCATCTTTTGTTTTAGACCAAATAGCATTATCCCGAATGTTGTCTAAAAATAGATGACCTTCCCAAGTGATTGAAGTTATGAGTATATCAATTATTTGATTACTACCATGAGCGACAGACCCTTTTATATATTTTGCTTCTATTAGTTTGGTTAAAGTATATGCAAATGTATCATATCCAAATTTTTGGTACGTCTCAAACTTTTCAAACTGATGCAACGTTAACACATCGTTGAGAGTTAATTTTTCTTCTAACTCTAAAAGAACAGAGCGCACACATTCTTGATTAAGCTTCAAAACTAGCACCTCCTCCCACAACCATTCTACCAGATGGGAGGAAATAAAAGGAGGAAATTTAAATGAAGTATTGGGAAATCCAAGAACCATATTACGCGCTTATTAAGGCGGATAACAACCTAGAAGCGACTAACGAATATATTCGCACAGTTGCAGGAGAAGATGGTTTTGACGAGTTTAACGAAATTCGAGATAGCTTGATTAAAGTAGATCGCGACTACGCATTAGCAAAATACAGCCAAGCATTATCGGAGGATAAAAATCCAATACCGATCGATGACATATTACTAACCTTTAACATTCCGGGTACTTTGACATTATTAATTGACGGTTCAGTTCTATAAGGGGGATTAAATTGGACGAGTATAAACGCACTAACATAACTTACTTTATTCAAGGTGTAGCAGGTACTTTATTAATTACTACTATTGTTTTATTAATTATTTATTTATAGGTGGGGTAAGGATGGATTACGAAAAGTTGTTTTCGGAAGAAGACATTCCCGAAGCCAAAAAAAGATTTGCAAGAATAACAAATCTACTCGATTGGGTTAGCAGGTATTTAAAAACGAGCGACTTAACTTTGGCTAGAGACCATTTAAGTGAGGCGTTTGTTGAGATCAATAATTTAGTTGATCTCAACAAAGAAAAACAAGGCAAAGAGCAGTTAATCAGATTAGCAGATGAGCTGTCAGAACTAGGTATAGATCCACTTAAAGTATTAGGTGATAAATATGCAATGGACAAAACTGATCTATTTTACCAGATATGTTTTATAGCAACTCTAGTATTTTTGCAAATAGCAATAAGATTGAGCGTTTAGGAGGCGTTAACCATCGAACATCCCGAAATATCCCGTACATTACGTACTGGTTATCCAAAATATAAAGGAGTGAGTAAAGTGTTGGATCAGTTTAGTAACACTAGATTGATAAATGATATTGCCGAAAAATCAAGGGAATTGCAAATGATTTACGAAGAAACAAACTTTTACCCTAAGGATTTACTGGAAGTGGCAGAAGATTTATCGGGCGATGTGATGATCTTGATTGATGTATTAGAAGATTTATAGATAGGAGGATGAAAATGGAAGATAAATTACGCAATTACCTTATAGACAGAGCAGTAGAAACGCACATAAGGCTTTATTATCCAAGAGCAAGTTCTCATAGATACGGTTATGGAATAAATGGATCTTTCGAACGTTTGATTGATGAAATAAAGTACGAGCATATCAAAGAAATTGCTAGAAACTTTCCAGAATTAGACTTAGAAGATATGGGAGAGCAAATTAGCTTGAGGATAAGAGAGAAAACGTCAATAAATTTTTAGGAGGAATTGGAATGATAACAGAATTAATGATACACGTTTCTGCCGCAAACAGGATATTTAAAAGCTTAGAAGGTAAGATTTTAAGCGTCAATATCGATGGCAGTAAAGCAGGCGTGCATGTTAGTTATAGACATTTTGCGGATTTTTGGAACGGAGAAGAATTATCCATAAAAATAGTCGGAAAAGAGGATGAAGAAACGTACAAAAGAGTTTCTTTCAATGTTCCCTTTGATCCTAATGAATTGGAGATATACGCACTCTTTTCCGAAATGGAATATCAAAAATTCCAAGAAAAATTGAACTCACTGCAATGAGTCAAAAACCATAAAAACGTGCTCTTATTATAGCTTAATTAGCTTATAAGAGCAAGGGGAGGATTAAAAAAATGAATGAATACGCAGAGAAATTTAACGAATACCAAGAACAACAAGAGCAACAACCTTTTGTAATAGATGATGATGGTAAGGCAGACTGGGCACTACGTAAAATTAAGCACGCTCAAGATAAAAAAGAAGAACTTAGCAACTTTGTGCAGGCGGAAATGGATAAGTTGGAACAATATCAAGCACAAGAGCAAAAGAAGCTTGATGACGAGATAGAAAGAATGCAAGGGTATTTATCTACCTATGCAATGCAAAAGCGTGAGAATGACCCTAAATTTAAATCACAGAGCCTACCACACGGTCGTATAAAGTTTGTTAAGCAACAACCTAAATACCATTATGACGATAAGGTGTTACTAGAATCACTTAAAAAGGCAGAACGTTCTGACTTGATAAAAATTAAAGAAGCGCCAGATAAAGCAACTCTCAAAAAGGTTTTTGTTCCTAATGATGGAAAACTCATCGATCCGGATACAGGAGAAGTTGTTGATGGCGTGACAATCGAAGAAAGAGAAGAAGCCTTTAAAGTCGAGGTGGATAAGTAATGGCTGAACTCAATTTACATCAAAAGCTAGTGCAAATTAGGCAGGAGATAGGAGTATTTACAAAAGACACCAAAGGGCATGGATACTCCTATGTATCCGGCTCGCAGGTACTAGAAAAAATACAAGCGAAAATGAACGAACTGAATGTACTACTATACCCCAAAATGAACGGTATTGCAGATGATGTATTTAATTACACAACGTCAAAAGGTAACGCCAAAACAGATTTTGTCATTAAAGGCGACATGGTTTATATATGGCAAAATGCGGATGACCCTAAAGATGCGTTGGAAGTGCCGTGGAAGTTATATGGACAGCAAGATGACATTTCAAAAGCTTATGGATCAGCACTAACTTATAGCGAGCGTTACTTTTTACTAAAGTTTTTTAACGCTCCCACTGATGATGATGATCCAGATAGTAGAGATACAAAGGGGAAATATGGGCAAACGAGCAACAAGGCAAGCGAAAAGCAACTTAATTTCGTTAAAAAGTTGCTAGAAGGAAAAATAAACGAAAAAAATGATTTTAATACTCTTTATAGTTATCTAAAACAATCCATGGGCACCGATGTGGATATAGAAAACTGGACAAGCCAACAAGCTAGTCAAGCTATCAAGATATTAAAAGGCGGTAATTCTCAATGATCTATCCAGTACCTAAGCCAAGACATAAACGGAGAGTACCAAAGCAAAAAGACCGCACTAAAATTACAAACAAGGTGCGTAGAGAAGTTTTAAAACGTAGTGAGGGTAAATGTGAGCGTTGTGGTAGATCGAGCGCATATGTCTTTGAAATGGCTCATTTGATACAAGCTAGTCACGGAGGACGTGGTGATGATCCTGCAAATATAGCTTACTTATGTGGCCCATCTGTAAATACTGGTACATGCCATAACTTTGCTGATTATACAGCAGAGGGTAGGGCATGGAGGATGAAAAAGCTAGAGGAATTGAAGCGATACTATGGCAAATGACGGCAGACTAGTAAGACTAAAACAAATTTACGATGAGATCGAAACACTCAACCCAGAAATACTATCTGACTTAAACAAGGTCATACGCTTATACTCTCAAGCACAAATGCTTATTGGCTATTTAGATGCAGACGCTTTGTATAGATACGGTGCTATCTATGCGAAGCGTAAAAGGGTACACGCAGAGGTTATACAAGCCAGTAAAGGCACGGTTGTGGAAAAGGAATCTCTTGCAGAAATCAAAACGTATGAATTGCGCTTACAAGAAGCCGAAGCAAAGGCAGAATCACGTAAATGGCAGAATCTATTTAAAGCTACTGAAAACTTAATTATTGCCTACAGGCGTGATGAAAGAACAGCTTTGGAAGAATACAAGAAAGTTAATGACATATATGGAAGGTGATTATATGAAACCATTGTTTATCGAATTAACAAACGATTTTACAGAAAAGAAACAAGCTGTAAATATCAACCTCATAAACGGCTTTAGAGAAAGCGACGGAAAAACAACTATCAATATGAGTGGTGGAACTGTCGTAGTCACAGAAACATACGAAACAATTAAAAATACAATTGTCGAAATGAAGAAGGTGTTTTAAATGGAAAAAGTAAAAGTTACTCAAGATCAGGCGGATGCGTTAGAAAGAACAGGCGATAAAGGTGATGTGTTGGCAACTCATATCAAATATGGGTGGGTGCATCATGATAACGAATGTTTGAACTCATTATCAATTGATGAAATGGCAAGGGCATTATATGTCGGGTATGAAGTGATTCCTAGTTTTAAAGCAGGTGACTGGATAGTACATGAGCAATCTGGATACATTGGCATAATTACGAAAATAACGAATGGCAGGTATGTTTATGGCGATGCTAGACAAGACGGTTTTTTAGCAGGATTTGCTCAGGAGGTTCTAAGACATGCCACAGAAAGTGAAGTAGCAGAAGAAATACAACGTAGATGGTGGAAAAACTACGATCGTGATGTGTGGGAGTTAAAGCCTAAAGATGTATTAGTCGCAGAAGACGGAGGATATTTAGTTGAAGTCAAACGCGTACTTTCATGCGGATCGCCTTTATTTGTCGGCGGAGTAAAAAGCACTCCTTTGGATGAGGTTGAGGAAATGTTCAAAGTAGTCTGCTTTGCCCAAGATCGCAAAGATGTATAACACCGTACACATCGTACTACCAAGGTGGTGCTGGGATAAAGCTAACTCTAAAGATGAGTTAAAAGCTAATATCCAATATTATATAGCACCACCAAGGTATTACGGATATAGGGTTATAGAGATTGGTAAGTATTATGCAATATGTGAGATCAATAGATAACAAGGAGTAATTGCGATGAGTGAAGTTAAATGGATTAAGTTAGGCATCGGATTACCGGACAACAGAAAAATCAAAAGAATAAGGCGCTTGCCAGATGGTAATAACATTGTCTTGCTATGGGTTTTCCTGCTGATTAAGGCAGGAGAATCTAACAAAGGCGGCGGACTATTCTTTTTAGAGGATATGCCTTACACAATAGATGATTTAGCGGATGAGTTCGACTTTAGTGTTGACCTTGTAAAATTTGCTCTTACAACACTCGAAAAACTCAAAATGATTGAGGTTTACGATGACATTATCTATATCAAAAATTGGGAGAAATACCAAAGTGTAGATAAATTGGAGCGAATGAAGGAACAAACAAGGCAGAGAGTAGCTAGGCATAGGGAAAAGAAAAAGTTAGAAAAACCAAAAGAAGAATGTAACGTTACATGTAACGGTGATGTAACGGATGGTAACGCAACAGATATAGATAAAGATAAAGAATTAGATATAGATAAAGATAAAGAATATATACCTTATGTCGAGATAATAAATTATCTCAACTCTGCTACTAATAAAAATTACCGATCATCTACTAACAAAACGAAAAACCTAATAAAAGCACGCTGGAATGAAGGGTTTAGATTAGATGACTTTAAAAAGGTGATTGATAACAAAACAGCAGAATGGCTTAACAACGAAAAAATGCAACAGTATTTAAGACCAGATACGCTGTTTGGCACGAAATTCGAGGGATATTTAAATCAAAAGCAAGCAATTAAAAGTAATGACCAATACGACAATCTCTTTTAGGAGGGATAAAATGCAAAGCATTAAAGATATAGACATATTAAAATCAGCAGGAATTGAGCAAGTCGGAACACGGACATGCGAAAAGTGCGGTAGTGGTGTTCCTATATACAAGCGAAATAACGAGGAATACAGCCTTTGTTTAAAGTGCGAGACTAATAACCTATCTAAACAGCAAATGGATGGATATGAGCCACCTAAAAGGCGTGAGTTATCAGCTAGAGCAAAACAAATTCAATATATACCAGAAGAATTAGAAACAGTCACATTTGATGACTATATCCCAAAAACGGAAGCACAAGAAGACGCCAAACAACTTGCACTTGATGTTGTGGCAGGAGAATGTAAGTCATTAGTATTTCAAGGTAAACCTGGAACGGGTAAATCTCACTTATTTAGATGTGCTGCTAGAGAGTTAGCTAAACAAAAAACAGAATGGGTAGAAACTAACTGGAAAGGCGAAAAAGTAACTCACCAAGTAAATAAGATAGTCATTTTCGCCAAGGTTCCACAGCTGATGAAACTCATACAAAGCACATACAACGGAAGAAGCGAATTAACAGAAGATTTATTTTTGGAAACAATCAGTCAAGCTGACGTTCTTGTTTTGGATGAGATCGCAGGAGAAAGGTCTAAGTCTGACGGAGGATTCGAAACATGGTCTGGAGATATAATTTATCAAATTTTAGATCATAGGCTAGGGAAATCTAATCTATATAATCTGAATTACTCTAGCAAAGAAGTAAAGGAAAAATACGGAGAAACGCATGGAGGGCGCATATTAAGCCGCATGTCCTATCGTGCGAAAATAGTACAAGTAGATGGTCCAGACCATCGCATAAAGGGGTTGGTGTAAATGTGCAAAACATGCAAAGGACAAGGTGGTCTAGTAATACAACATAGCTATTATATAGAGTTTATAGAGTGTCCAGATAACCAATGCGACTTTGTGCGTGATGATAGTGATATAGAGAGGTTACAAGCTTGGCTTGATAGTTTGGAGGATGAAGCATCATGAAAACAATGAGCAAGGCTCAAAAGCCAACTATGCCATTAATACAGCCTACTGGTGATTATGAAATTATATTTGACGATTTGGAATTAGCGTTTAGAAAAAAACAATTAAAAGATATAGCGCTCTTTTATAACCACGGAAAAGAGCCAGAGGAAATAGCAAAGACCATGCAAAGGCATCCGTTAGAGATATTTCTAGCTTTAGTAGATTTAGCTAGGAAAAACAAATTAAAACGTCCGTTTGCATATAGGAGGTTGAAACATGGAAAAGCACGAGATGTTACAACGGCTTACTGAAATTCAAGAGCAATACGATTTGGCAAGCAAAACAGAACAGAGGGAATTAGATAGAGAACGTAGAAAAATCGGCAAAATGTTATATGGTAACTCCGAACGGAAAGCTGAGCAAGAAGTAAAGAGAATGCTCGGTAAGGAAATGGACATGGCATATTCGGATGTTGAGAGATTACAGCAGTTAGGTGTAACTAAAACTCGTATAACAAAAGCGCTTAAAATTAACGATCATGTAATGAAAATAGTTGATTTATCAAGTGCAGAGGGGTTTTATAAGACACAATTTGAAGCTAGGTATTTGAAAAAGGGGTAAGTCATTATGGACATATTAAACACCGCAATAACCATAAGAGACAGTATAAGAGATATACCTAAGACATACAAAGATAACCTTGCTCAAATAAAAGAGTTAGAAGGCGAGGAGCTAGACTTATTACACCAAATAGAGTTAACCAAATTTAACGCTAGAGACGGTTATAAGATCGCTAAGCGCATTCAAGAGATACGCCAAGAAAGACGCAAGCTAAAAAACGAAAACAGCCAATTAAAGCATTTGGAATCTATTGTATGTAAATGGCAAGACAAGCTTCCAAAATTAGATGAATCTATCGGAAATATCAGAAAAGAAAAAGGAAATATGGCTACTCGTAAATATCATTGCAGAGTAAGAAAAGACTTGGAACCTAAAATAAATAAAATAAGGGGATGAAGTTATGACTAATAAAGAACGTTTAGAATCTATAAAAGAAGATGTTGAGATAGGTATAAAAGTATGGGGTATCAGTATTGATGATATTAAATGGCTTGTCGAACAAGCTGAAAAGAAAACAGAACTTGAACATAGCTACAGAAGAACAATATCCAAACAGAATAAACAAAATACAGCTTTGTATAAACAAAACAAACGCTATCTGGAAATATTTGAACAACTATATAACTTTGACGGGAATGTACAGGAACATTCGAAGCTTACAGATATGCTTTGTGGTGAGGCATTGGAGGGTGAAGAATGAGTGTTAAACCATTAAAAAAAGGAGACAAGGTTGTAATGCATACGTGCATGGAAGCCGAAGCACACGACGGCAAGATATGGACGTGTAGATCAAACGAATTCAAGCATCATCCTAGCCATAACTATACATCGGTAATGCTAGAGGGTTACAGTGGTTCCTTTAAAACTGAGTTTTTACAAAAGGTAAACGTAAGCAAAGAGTTATTAACTGCTATTAGAGCATTAAATATAAAACAGGATAATCCTGGGCAAGGGTGGTTCTAACATGAAACTCTACCTAAAACACACGGAACACATAAACACTGATGGAGAGATATTAATAACAGTACAAACATATTATAGCCAACCAAGTGGAGAGTATTGCTTGGTATGGGTTTAGGAGGGCTAAACAATGAATCAAATAGAATTCAAGAAAAAACTAGATTCTAGTATGAATATGCAATTAATAGTCGCAGGTATGACGGGGTTAATAGAAGACGAAGGGTATTCGGTACGTGAAGTATTTGGATTGCTTGAAGCTACTAAACAAAATACATTTCACGCTTTATTAGAAATTAGAAATGAGGGTAAAAAATGAATCTATCAAAAGAGGAACGACTAGAAACAATAAATAAATTAATCAGATTTATATCCGAACATGGTCGTAGATTCTTTTATTCAAACGGAACTGTGAATCTTGAAAGTGTTAATAGTGTCGCATTTATGAAGTTGAAAAATAGTCGCATCTATTTCGTGGATGATTATACACGCAGAGAGATTGCTGTAATAAATAATTATCGTGCCTGGAAAGGTTTTAGCCATGGCGGAACTCTTAGGGCTTTGATATTAGACTTCGCAGAGTTCATTCGGACAGGTAAATACACTAATGGCAATAATGGGTATGGAGGTCTTTATTGTCCTCATTGGGGGTATAGCGATGAGGTTCAACAAGAAATTATTAATTACGCAAAAGAAATCGGATATTTGAGAGGTGCTAAATAATGAATCTACAAAAACTATTTAACATGCAAAAGCAATTAGATGATCACATTATGGATGAGCATCCAGAGTTAAAAGGACAAGATAACTTGGATTGGAAAATACTCGCTCTACAGGTTGAGTTAGGAGAATGTGCTAATGAGTGGAGAGGATTTAAGAAATGGAGTAATGACCAAGAGCCAAGAGGGCAAGGAACCTACTTGGAATACGGATGTAAATGCGAAGGGGTGGGCAATCGGTGGGTAAAGAAAAATCCACTCCTAGAAGAATACGTTGATTGCCTGCATTTTATATTGAGTATTGGGAATGATTTGGGATATAACGACATCACAGAAGAATGGGTAAGTGAACAAGGAGATTATTCAGAAGAAACAACGACAGACACATTCATTTTGTTATTGGAGCATGCGGCAGACGTTTACACATACGAAAAAGCTTATCGGCAATATATGTATGAAACATTATTCTTAGCCTTTATTGCTTTAGGTTTAGATGAAAGGCACTTAGGCTTTACTTGGCAACAAATCGAAAAAGCCTATTTAGACAAAAACGAAGTAAACCACAAACGCCAAAACACAGGCTATTAATATATCAAACTATACCTATCATTTTACTTGGTAGGTATAGAGGGGGGAATACGGGTGGCGAAATTTAAAGTAAAAGATGTTCGGGATTATGCCTATTTGCAGTCTAAACGTGGTGGTTGTAAAGAAGGAGCTAGAAGCCATGAATCCATCTGTAAAGAATTAAACAATATATACAAAGCTAAAAACGCGGACTATGGCGATAGCTTTGCTGAATCCTATCAAGAATGGGGTATTATATCTGCTGTTGTCCGTATGGATGATAAGATGCGTAGATTAAAAGAATTAGCTAAGCATGATGCCCAAGTTAAAAACGAATCTATTGAAGATACTCTATTAGATTTAGCTAATTACAGCATCATGCTGCTAATGGAATTACAGAAAGAAGGTAATAACAATGACTAAATGGTTAACTACTGGGGAAATGATAGATCAGTTAAAAGTAGGGGAAATTGCCGAACTGGAAGAAGGAAAAAGGATTCCTAAAAAGTATGGATTAAGTTATTCTCATGTGCGCAAAACCAAAGAGGGGGATGTAAAGTGGTGCAAGAAAGATGGGAGTTTACCTAGTTCATCACCTATAGAAATATACGGTCATGTAATTACATGGAAATGGCGCATATTACCTAACTATATAAATTTTAATGAAGCAATGGAAGCTCTAAAACAAGGCAGGAGAGCTGCGTTTATAAAAGATAAATATCAATATACTTTTCGTCCGGAATCATTTGAATACATGTTTAACGCCAATTGGGTGATACTGGATGATTAAACTAACCATACCAGGAGACATGCCAGACTTTAACCACATTATCAAAGTAAGTAAATCTCATCCTATGGCATACGCAAAGCTTAAAAAGCAATATACAGAGTTAACGATGCTTTATGCTCGTAATTTACCATTTATCAATAAAGCAAATCTAAACTTTACATGGTACTGCAAAAACAAGCGTAAGGATAAAGACAATATTATGACTGGTCAAAAATTTATTATAGATGGACTTATCAAGGCAGGAGTAATTAAAAATGACGGTTGGGCGCAAATAGGAGATTTAAATCATAGCTTTGAGGTAGACAAAAATAATCCTCGCATCGAGGTTATATTGGAGGAAATAGCATGAACGATCCAAACGTATTTGAAAACCCATGTCCTATATGCAAAAAGAAAGAAGCTACTAGGCTATGTGATTATGTAACAAAGTATATTGTCACAACCATTGATTTTAGAGCAACGTACGAAACATGCGATTTACCGTTATGCGAGGATTGCGCAAGTCGATACGGGCAGTTTGATTTTTGCCCTCAACATGAAGCGTTATTTAATCAATTAAAATTACCAAAAGAATTACAAAGGTACGCAAATAGAGCTAAGTTCAAAAATATGTGGAGATGATAAACCATGACCTTTTTAAAGATATTTACAAGCTCACTCATAGCTTTTATAGGTGCTTTATATGCAATAGAGTTAGTAGCGCGATTTTTGCCTTTGAGCGCTAGCTATGTGGGAATGGTGACGTGTTTAATATTTTTGGTGTCGCTGTATGTAAAAGATTACGTTGAAGATGAGTAAAGGAGTTAACTAATATGTTATGGATTATTCTAACTATAGTGCAGTTACCATTTACTTTAACGGCGCTATGGGTTATTGGATTATTGATATACGATGGGGATATTTTTATAGATTAAGGAGTTGGCAAAGTGACTAAAACAATTAAACCTAAAGAGACTACTTTTAAACACGCTGAGGCTGAATGGTTTAATTATCATAACACCTTAAAAGAGATTGCTAGATTAAGGGAGTCAATCATGAATCCGTTTGACGATGATCCAGAAGATCCAACAATAGTTAAAGGTGCTAACTCAGTAAGAATGACTGGTGATCCAACACAAAGGATGGCTACAAGGTTAGCTACACATAAAAGGTTGGAACATCTATCGGAAGTAACTAAAGCTATTGAACAGGTGTACAATGCCTTGCCAGATAATTATAAAGAATTAGCTAGATTGAGATATTGGAATAAAAGCAATAAGCTGACATGGGAAGGTATTGCTATGAGGTTGAATATTGGCAGAGCAACAGCCATCCGAAGAAGAAATGAAATGATTCAAGCGACCATAGAATTATTAGGTTGGAGGTAAATTGATACTAATTTGATACTTTTAGGGTCTAAAAACGTGATATTATGCTAATGTGGTACAAAAACCACGACTCCTTTAAGGGTTATAATATAGCAAAAAGCATCCAATGTTATACGTTGGGTGTTTTTTGTTTGCTCGTTTACCAAGTTGTAAAAGGAGCATCTGGTTTTCGCATAGCGATTACCAGTTTTTTATACATAGATAACTTTATTACATTGGAGGTAGGTGAATATGTGATGGGAAAGAAGATGACGCCAAGACAACAAAAGTTCGCTGATGAATATATAATTACGGGTAACGCCACAGAATCGGCTGTTAAAGCTGGTTACAGTAAGAAATACGCTAACACAAACGCTAATAAGCTACTACAAAATACTACAATTAGAAAATATATCGACGAAAGGCTAGAGGAATTAAAAAGCCAAGCCATTGCCGATCAGCAAGAAGTACTAGAATATCTAACTGCCGTATTGCGAGGTAGAGCAAAAGGAACGGAGTTAGTGGGGTTAGGCGGTGGTGAGCAAGAGGTTAAAATGATCCCACCAAGCATAGAAGCTAAAACGAAAGCAGCTGAATTGCTTGGAAAACGTTATGCCCTTTGGACTGATAAACAACAAATTGAAGATATAACACCAGTGTTTATTGAGGACGTGCCAGAAAATGACTAATTTGTCTATCTCCCAAATTATTGGTGGTGGATATAATAAGTTTTGGCACAACAAAGATTTCTATCGAGTTGTCAAAGGTTCACGTGGTAGCAAAAAATCAAAAACCACCGCACTTAATTTAGTGTACAGGATAATGAAATACAAATGGGCTAATATTCTTGTGGTAAGACGTTATTCTTATACAAATAAACAATCAACATATACGGATATGAAATGGGCTATCAATCGTTTAGGGGTTGGTGGTCTTTTTAAGTTTAACGAATCGTTACCAGAAATAACATACATGCCAACAGGTCAAAAGATTTTATTTAGAGGGTTAGACAATCCTTTAAAAATCACGTCAATAACTGTAGACGTTGGCATCCTCTCGTGGGTTTGGTTTGAAGAAGCTTACGAATTAGAAGACGTTAACGCTATGGACACAGTTATTGAGTCTATTCGTGGTAGTTATGACAGCCCAGACTTTTTCAAACAAATAACAATCACATTTAATCCATGGCATGAAGGTCATTTCCTCAAAAGAGAGTTCTTCGATGAAAAAACAAGGCGAAATAATACATTTTCTACAACAACAACTTTTAGAGTAAATGAATGGCTGGACGATACAGACCGAAAGCGTATGGAAGATTTATACAGAACTAATCCTAAACGTGCGAGAATTGTTTGTGATGGTGATTGGGGAGTTTCAGAAGGTTTAGTATTTGAAAATTACAAGGTAAAAGATTTTGATGTGATTGAAAAAATCAAAGAAATCAAAGAAACAACTCACGGCATGGACTTTGGATTCACTCACGATCCAACCACGTTAATTAGTAGCATTGTTGATTTAGATAATAAAAACTTATGGCTATACCAAGAACATTATGAAACAGCCATGAAAACAGACGACATTTTCAATATGTTGCGAGATAAAAGTTTATTAAATGCTCAATTAATAGGAGATAGCGCAGAACCTAGGCTTATATCGGAATTGAGGGCGAAAGGTGTCAAAAGGTTGCATGGATCGAGAAAAGGAAAAGATTCCATCTTGCACGGCATTCAATTCCTGCAAGGTTTTAATATATACATTCATCCGTCACTTAAAAATACGATAGAAGAATTTAACACATACACATGGAAACAAGACAAAAACGGTAAATGGCTAAATGAACCGATAGATGAAAATAACCACATTATAGATGCATTGCGCTATAGCGTAGAGAAGTATCATTTCGGTAAGAGAAAAGACGTTAACAAAACCATAGAAGCAATTAAACACCTCGGTTTATAAAAGGAGGGGGCAGAATGAACGGATTTGAAACAGATACAAACAAAACAACAACCACAACAAGGTTTCCTGATAATGCGAATAAACACTTAACTTATAAAAGTCTTGAAAAGCTGTTAGAAAACCTTAGTGACTTGCGAGATTTAATAGCAACGCACGAGGGTTCGCAAGTACCTAGATTAAAGACGTTAGAAAACTATTACCTTGGCAAAAACGAAAAAGTGCTTAAACGCACTAGAAAAGAAGAACATTTATCTAATCACAAGGCAGCACATGCTTTTGCTAGAGATACAAGTCAATTTATACAAGGGTATATGGTTGGTGTGCCTATTAAGGTGGAAGCTCCAGAAGAGAGCGCAGGGGAATTAATTACTGAAATAAATCGTGATAATGACGCAGATGCACATAATAGCGAATTAACGTTAGACTTATCTATTTACGGCAGAGCGTACGAGTTGCTGTTTAGAAGCAAACAAGATATTACTAGATTTGTTTTAGTTGATCCTAAACACACATTTGTAATTTACGACGAAACAGTTGAACAAAACCCAATTGCTGGCGTTTATTATTTTCGTGATGACAATGGTAAATTAAAGGTCAACCTGCACACAGAAAAGAACGTTATGGAGATAGAGGAAGTTAACGGAAAGTTAGAAATAACTAACCAAAAGCCACATGGGTTTGAAGGAATAACTATTATTGAGTATGCAAATAACCGTTTCAGACAAGGGGATTTCGAACCAGTCTTAACACTAATAGATTTATATGATTCGGCACAATCTGATACAGCTAACTATATGACTGATTTAAATGATGCCATGTTAGTCATTGAGGGCGATGTGGAATTTGAATTAGAAGATATTAAAAATATGCGTGAAGCTAACGCCATCATGCTACAACCGGGTGGAGGAATTGACGGAAAGCAATCTACAGCTAGAGCATATTATATTTATAAACAATACGATGTATCAGGCGTTGAAAAATACAAAGACCGCATACAAAACGATATTCACAAATACACAAACACACCTAATCTAAATGATGAAAGCTTTGCAGGTGTGCAATCTGGTGAAGCGATGAAATATAAGTTATTTGGATTAGAACAAGTAAGAGCAACCAAAGAGCGCTTTTTTAAACGATCTATGCGCCAAAGGTATAGGTTGATTAGTAATATATCTAAAACGTTGCGTGATGGTGATTTTGACGCAAACGACTTAACAATAACTTTTACACCTAACTTACCTAAGTCGATTAAAGATGAGGTGGACATTTTTAATGCTTTAGGTGGTCAATTATCCGATGAAACAATGTTGAGCTTGTTGTCATTTGTGGATAGTCCACAAGAGGAATTAGAAAGAATAGAAAAGGAATCACCACAACAGAGCGCGTCCACTTATGGAAATTTCGGTGCCGAACAATTCAGTAACGCCGAACAGTCACAAGAAGTGATAGAAAATGAATAATTACTGGCGTAAAAGAGAAGAAAAACACATACGAGAAAATCAAATGAATGACGCTCGTATAGCAAAGCGATTAGCCGAAAAACACGAAGAAGCTATGCAGGAAATACAAAAGGAAATAGAAGCTTTTTACGGTCGTTATGCAGATCGTGAAGGTATAAGTATGGATATATCCAGAAAACGTGTTAACAAGCTTGATATTGACGAATACGCAAAGAAAGCTAAAAGGTATGTGAAAGAAAAGAACTTTACTCCAAAAGCTAACGAAGAAATGCGTTTGTATAACGTCACCATGAAAATTAATCGCCTGCAATTACTGAAAGCTTATGTAAGGCTAGAATTAATCGGTATGACAAGTCAAAACCAGCGAATCATAGAAGAAGAAATGATAAAAAACGTTTTAAAAGAGTACGACAGACAAGCTGGTATATTAGGTAAATCGCTCATGTATAACGAAAAGAAAGCAAAAGTAATAGTCAATGAATCTTTTTTAAGCGCTACATGGTCTGATAGATTATGGGGAGATCAAGAAGCGCTAAGGGAAGAATTAGACATACTACTCAATAAAGGCGTTAGACAAGGAAAACACCCTACTGTACTAGCGAAAGATTTAAGGAAAAGGTTTGATGTAAGTCAATTCAACGCCGAAAGGTTATTGGTCACTGAATTAGCTAGAGTTGATACATCTGTACAAAAAGATAGCTTTAAACAAGGTGGATACGATCAATACGAATATGTAGCTAAAATAGACGACCGCACCACTAAAGAGTGCAGGGGGTTAGACGGACAGATATTTAGTGTGAAGGATATGCAACCGGGAGAAAACGCACCTCCCATGCATCCGTTTTGCAGGTCATCTATTGCTGCATATGTATCGAGGAAAGAATTTGAAGCTGATTTAGTAAGAAGGGGTCTATGATTAAATAAAACTCGTCTTTAGCCAACAGACGTTATAAACAGGGCTATTTATTATGCGATAGAGGAGAAATGACATGGACAGCCAAAAATTTATTGATATATGCAAAGAATTAGTAGTTAACTACACCAATGAACATTTAGATAAAAGTGACAACAAACAGATCACCACTCAAGATGTTTTTGTAGTGTGGAATTGCAAAACCTTACAGAACAACAAAGCATTGTTAAGTACTGTTTTATTTGACGGTATGTATTACGAATTGACCCATAACGGAGATAAGCAAGAAATATATTTTGATGCTTACAAGAAATGGGAGAATAAATGCATTGAAGTTTAGCGGTCGCTTGTTTTTGGGATGTCCTAGATATGACATTAAAAGGTCTATTTATCATGCAAAAATCAATCGTGCACGGGCATTTTATAACTTAATAGAGTAAATCATTAGGAAGGTCGTAGATGGGCTTATATGGCGTATCTGGGGCTTTTTTTAATGCATTGAAATAGATAGTGAATAATGCGTGTGTGGGAAATGGAGGAATTGAAATGTTTAAAGATATGAAAAAACAAATAAAACCATTAAAAATGCAGTTACAATTTTTCGCGGAGGAAGATCCAGCCCTAAAAGACCCACCTGCAGATCCACCGAAAGAACCAACAGATCCGAAAGGCGGAGAACCTACTAAAGTAGAGCTGACGGAAGAAGAATTGCAAAAGAAAATTGAATCTGAATCTGATCGCAAACTGCAAAGTGCTTTACAAAAGAAAGAACAAGAGTGGGAAACAAAAACACAGGAAGCTATCAAAAATGCTTTAGAAGAAGAAAAACGCTTGTCTAAGCTATCTGAAAAAGAGCAAGAAGAAGAACGTATGACCAAGCGTGAAAAAGAATTACAAGATCGTGAAAACGAACTAAAACGCAAGGAGTTAAAGGCGGAAGCAATTACGGACTTGAGTAATAAAGAACTACCGACTGAATTTGCTGACTTTCTACTTGCGGAAGATGCTGAAAAAACACTAGAAAACATCAACTCATTTAAAAAGGCGTTTGATGCAGCTGTAAATAAAGCTGTTAAAGAAGAATTGCGCCAAGACTCACCTAACAGCGGAGCAGGAACAAGTAACAAAAACACTAAAAACATTGCTGAATTAGCAAAAGAAAATAGAATTATTTAGGAGGAATATTAACATGCCAACTTTTAACCCAGATGATGTAATGTTGCAAGATGCAAAACAGGTAAAATTCCGCAAGAACAAGGAACTTTAATGCTGAGAGATGTTATTTCCAACTCAGTTATGATGCGTTTAGCACAGTATGAGGAAATGACTAAGCAAGAAAAAGAATTCCAATACCTAGCTGAGGGCGTAGGTGCTTATTGGGTAGGTGAGGGTGAAGTAATCAGAACATCGAAACCACAATGGCTTACTGCTAAAATGGTTGCTAAAAAATTGGGTGTTATCGTACCAGTTTCTCGTGAGTTTTTACAATATACTCTGACGGGGTTTTTTAATGAGGTTCGCCCTTTGATCGCAGAAGCTTTTTATAAGAAATTTGATGAAGCTACGATTTTAGGTGTGGACAATCCATTTCCGCAATCTATAACTAAATCTATTACAGCAGAAGGACAATTAGTAGAGGGGGAAATAAACAACGATAACTTTTTCACTCTAACTGATTTTGTTAACGATGCAGGATTTGACATAAATGCATTTGTGTCCAAAAAGCAAAATAGATCATTGTTGCGCAACGTCGTGGATGGATACAAGCAAAAGGATGGTATAATCACAGACCCGCAACGTTTATACGACCGCACAAATAACACGTTAGATGGCTCGCCAGTTGTAGACCTTGAATCAAACGAAATGAAAAAAGGTGAGTTGTTCGCAGGAAACTTTAACTATGTGCGTTACGGCATCCCTTACAATCTTAATTATTCTATTTCAGAAGATGCCCAACTATCTTCTATTGTTGATGAGAAGGGTGACCCTATCAATTTATTTGAACGTGAATTAATCGCCATCCGTGCTTCCATGGACATTGGTTTCATGGTTCTTAAGGATGATGCGTTTGCTAAAATTCAGCCTGCGACTACTCCCTAATAAGCCCGTAAATCTATCGGTTAATTCCAAGACAGATACAACAGTAAGCCTTTCTTGGGAATAACCATGGACAGGGCTTTTTTTAACGGAAAGGACTTTGAAAGGAGGATAACATGGTAACTTATAACGTTTATCGTGATGGAAGTAAAATAGCTAGTGGGTTGACTGACAAAAGTTATACAGATGATAGTTTAACCCCTAACACGCAATACCAATACCAAGTTAGTGCTGAAAATTCAGCTGGGGAGAGTGAGTTATCTGATCCTGTGACCGTCAAAACGAAATACAGTGAACCGCAATCTATTGAAGTTAGCCCAAAAACAAACAACCTTGAAGTTGGTACAGAACGTAAGTTAACAGCCACTGTATTGCCGGACACAGCAAAGCAAACCGTTGCGTGGGCAGTTGATAAAGATAACGTCGCCACTGTAGACGAAAACGGCAAGGTAACTGCTATCGCCGCAGGAACTGCTACGGTGACGGTTAAATCAACCGAAAATGACACAAAAGCAACAACAACTGTTAAAGTAACGGAGCCGACACCGGAAGAACCAACGCCGGAAGAAGGTGCTTGAAATGGTTGATATTAAAACAAATATTAAAACAGTATTGAACATCAAGGACAATTTGCAAGACCCTGTCCTTGATGTTCTTATTAATAACGTGAGCAGTCATTTAAAAGCTTTGTTAGGCAAAGAGGAAATACCCTCGTCGCTAGATTTTATTGTTGAGGAAATTACTATACGTCGATATAACCGTATTGGTAGCGAGGGAATGAAATCAGAATCTGTTGAAGGTCACTCAATAAGTTTTTATGATTTAAAAGAGGAATTCGCACCGTATAAAAGCATTATTGCAGCACATAAAGAACCACCAGAAAAACCCGGTAGGGGGAAGGTGCTGTTTATATGAGATTTAACGATCGCATAACTCTTGTTAATCAAACCGATTCGTACTATGACCCTATAAAAGGCGAGTACGTAGACGGAGCCACAATTGAAACCACCAAACCATGTAATGCATCAACTTTAGGTATAGAGCGCACAAGCGAATTGTTTGGAGAACTTGATAAAAAGGTTGTTGTTGCTAGGTTACAACGTTCTTATGTCGGGAAAGTAGATTATGCTTATATTAACGGCGATAGAAAAACCAAATATAAACCGCAACGCCAATCCGATTATAGGAAAGGCGTTTTTTATTTGGAGGGTGTATCTCAATGATTAAATTAAAAGGCGTAGATGCGCTTGAGAGGGGTTTGAAAGAGAGGGCAGAAGCTAAAGACGTACAAAAAGCAATACAAATCAATGCGTCTGAAATGCAAAGCAAAGCTCAAAACTATGCGCCTGTCAAAAGTGGTAACTTAAAACGAAAAATACAGATAGATGTACGCGGTTTGACTGGTCGAGTGGCTTCAACGGCGGAATACGCTCCTTACGTTGAGTGGGGAACTAGATTTATGGATGCACAACCTCATTTAAGACCTGCATACTACGAACAAGTAGAACAATTTAAAAAAGATTTAGATAGATTAGTGAGGTGATTGTTTGGAAGAAAGAAAATCACCACAACAACAGTTATTTGATGAAGTATTTAAACAGTCTCTTTCACTTGGATATAAAACGGTAGATTATTTGCCTGCCGATGATTATGGATTACCTTTTGTCCATATAGGCGAGCAATTCAGTCAAGACTTACGAACAAAGGATTCGCTTTATGGCAATGTACAACAAACAGTTAACGTTTACCACAATTATCGAAAAAGACGAGAATTAACAACAATGGTAAACAATTTAAAGACTGCTTTTAGAAAAATGAAGCACACTGAAAACTTTTGCGTAACAGTCAAAAACATTTCTGATAGATCCGTTCAAGAAAAAACAGGCACGGAAAGGTATTGGCGAGGAATCATAGAAATAGAATTTCAATTTCATTAGGAGGGATAAATGTGTCAACAGAAAAACAAATGCAACATGGTAAAAATAAAATATTACTATTTAGAAGATTGGCTGACCAAAATACAGAAGCTGCAAAGCTGGCCTTCCAAACGGAACACACTTTTAGTTATTCCCGAGATTTAGAAACAATTTTAACTAAAGACGGAAATGTTATTAATGTTGGAGGTCTTGAGTCAGAAGTGGAAATTAATGCTATCCAAGCAAAAGATGACCCTTTGTTTGATTTACTGCGTCAATCGGTCATCAAAGGTGAAAAACTTGAATTGTGGGAAGTGGCTGTAGATGAGGATCTAAAAGATGAAGAAGATAAATACCCAGCTGTATATGCACAAGGTTACTTATCTGAGTGGGAAGATCCTGCAAATGTTGAGGAAAATATAACTATATCAAGTACATTCACCGTTGAAATGGAGCCGCAATTTGGACGCGCGACATTAACGGCAGAGCAAGAACAAGCTGCCCAATATGCATTTAAAGACACAACGGCAGTGACTCCCTAATAAACCCGTAAACATAAACGTTGATACCATAACAGATAAAAGCGTATCGTTATCATGGTATTAGTGTTATGCCAGGGATTCTATAATCAAAAAGAGCAGGAAAGCCCTGCTCACTTTATTTTTAGGAGGAAACAGAATGAATTTAACGATTGGCGGAAAAGAGTACGAATTACGTTTTGGAATGGACTTTATTAATACGTTAGATAATATTTATACGCAGGAAATTGAAGGCATGCAATTTGGCATGGGTGTTGAATCACTAGTTATGTATTTAGGTATGAAAAATCCTGGAGCACTTTACAATGCAATTAAAGCAGGAACTTCTTACTTGAATTCCAAACCTAGCAATCATGATATTGAAGTGTTCATTACCGAGAAAGCAAGTAAGGATGAGTTAGAACCATTATTTGAAGCTTTTCAGAAAGCGTTAGAAGAAGCACCTTTATTGAAGCCGAAAATGAAACAGTTCAAAGCGAATCAACAGGCTTAACAAAGAAATCTTCTAACGCGACGTATGAAGATATAAAGTTAAATTGTTTTAGGTATTTAGGGATTGAAACCTTACAAGAAATAAAGGTGATGGAATTCCCTGAATACCTATTGAGAATGAAAGCATACCGACTAAAAAGAATTGATAAAGAACACGACATGCATTTACAAGCGTGGTTAAATCATCAAGTTACATCAACAAAAGAGCAAGGTAAAAAGCAAGTGCCTGTATTTCGTAGTTTCAAAGATTTCTTTAATTACGATAAACGGATTGAGGAAGAAACAAACCCAAAATTGAATATGTCACAAAAAGCTATGAAAATGGCTCGCATCGCCGCCGTAGCTAACAGGAAGGGGGTAAACAATGGCTGAATCATATTCGGTTGAAGCTTATCTTAAAGCGAATACCACAAGCTTTAATAAAGGTTTTAACGACGCAATAACCGGCTTAAAAAACTTCAAGAAAAATGTTAGCAAAATAGATACGGCACCAATAAGACAAGCTGGCGATTCCTTGCAAGATGCAGGGAACAAAATGAAGAGCGTTGGAAGTGGTTTTACTGCCGGCGTTACTGCCCCGTTGGCTGGTGGTTTGGCATTAGTCACAAAAGGAACAGAGCAATACAGGCAAGAGTTAGCAAGATTAGAAACAAACGCTCAAACCGCGGGTATTGGTACACAAACACTAAAAGATGAATTAGTTAAGTTATCTGGTATTAGTGATGAGACAGACTCAAACGTTGAAGCTTTATCAAACATACTTGCTACCGGATTTGATAAAACGGGGTTAACTAAAACCATGGAAGCGTTGAGTGGTGCTGTGGTCAAGTTTCCAGATACATTAAAAATAGAGGGCTTGGCAGACGGATTGCAAGAGACGGTCGCCACAGGGAAAGCAATTGGCCCATTTGCAGAAATGTTAGAACGTATGGGTGTTGATTTAGACACTTTTAACCAAGGGCTTGCAGAAGCTTCAAAAAAAGGACAAACGCAGAATTATATTTTAGACACTTTAGCAAAAACAGGGTTAGCAGAAGTAAGTAAAAAATATAGAGAAAACAATAAAAACTTAGTCGAAAGCAAGGAAGCTAGTGCAGATTTCAGAAACGCCACGGCTGAATTGGGAAATACGCTTGCGCCGATAATGACAAAAATAACTGAAATGATAACAAAAGTTTTAGACACCTTTAATAACCTCAAACCAGCAGTGCAAAAAGTTATTATTGTCTTTGCCGGTATTGCCGCGGTATTTGGCCCTGTTATTACGTTTGCTGGCGTTTTTGCTGCTAGCGTCGGGGCTCTGGTTACTAGGATAGCCCCATTGATAGCAAGAACCACTGTTTTAAGAAAAGTATTGCTAGGAGTTATGCGAGTGTTTGCGGTTTTAAGTAATCCAATAACTGCTTTAGTCGCCATAATAACAACCATACTAATACCTGTTTTTATTAAGTTATATCAAGAAAATCAAAAATTTAGGGAAATAGTTATGATGGTATGGAATCAAATAAAAATGGTCATCACTACAGTTGTGCAAACAGTAGTTGCTTTTGTTATGCAAATATGGGGCAGTCTAACAGCGTTTTGGGATGAACATGGACAAATGATATTACAGGCAGCAATGAACGTCTGGAATGTTATAAAAACCGTAATAACAACCGTCATGAACGTAATATGGGCTATCATGCAAACGTTGTGGCCTGTTATAAAATCGCTAATAGTATCTACTTGGAATGCTATTAAAGGAGTTATACAAGGTGCTATTGATGTAATTTTAGGTATAATCCAGTTTTTTAGCGCTTTGTTTACCGGTAATTGGTCGGAAATGTGGGAAGCTGTAAAGCGCATTGTTTCCGGTGCTGTAAAACTAGTTTGGAATTTAGTGCAACTGTGGTTTGTGGGTAAGATTTTAAAGCTAGGAAAGACCTTATTCAAAAGCTTGACAGGAATTGTCAAAAACCTTTGGAGTAAAGTATCTAGCTTTTTCACCAGTGGAGTCACTAAGGCCAAAAACATTGTTTCAACAGGGTTTAATTTTATCAAAAGTAAAATAACGTCAATTATGAATTCCGTTAAGTCCTTTATTTCTAGTGTTTGGAATGGTATAAAAAGCATAATTTCAAACATCACGAATTCTATAAAAACCACCGTTTCTAGAATATGGGGCAGGATTTATGATGCTATTCGTGAAAAAATGTCTAAAGCAAAAGATAAGGTATCGGAAATCTTAGAAAAAATAAAAGGTTTCTTTGATAAACTCGATTTATATAAAAGTGGTAAAGCAATTATTCAAAGCGCCATTGACGGTATTGTCGCCATGAAAGATAAAATATTAGGAAAAGTTGAGGATATAGTTGACGCCGTGAGGGATTTCTGGCCGTTTTCTCCTGCTAAAAGAGGGCCATTGAGCGATATTGATAAGATGGATTTTGCTGGGCCAATTGGTAAATCGGTTGATAAAGCAAAAAAGCCTTTAACTAATGCTACGAAGTCTCTAGCGAAAAGCGTTGGAAAAAACTTGCCAACTATTGGTTTTTCTGCCGATTTTTCATCAATGAACAAAAGAATACAACCTAGCAATATAGGGTCGCGAGTTGATCGAGTTAACAGGATGTCGCATAATGCAATGCGATATGATTACACGAACGAATTGACCGTATCAAAACAACCAGCCTATATTAATGTCGCTATAGGCGGTCAAGAATTTAATGCGTTTGTCGGGGATATAACTGACCAACAAAAAAGAAGCGCCTATTACAATAAAAAGGTAAGAAGGTAAAAAAGGTGAGAAAATTATGTATAAATTTGTAGACCCTAATGAAACGGGAGTAAGTAGCTCCTCTTTATCCATCCAAACTATATTTAACGGCATAAAATTAGATGAGCAATTGACAGATGAGACGGGAAACTTTATGACTTTAACTGTTACAGGTCGTGGTAATATAAAACAAAACATCAAGACCACTCAAGTGCCAGGTATGGATGGTGCTTTAGAAACGGATAAAACAACGTTTGACGTGAGAGAAATAACGGTTAAATACAAAATATCCGATTCCACCAATGAAGGGTTTAGAAGTCGTGTAAATCAATTAAACAACGTATTAAGAGGTAGTAAAAAAATGCTACAGTTTACAGATGAAGATAAGTTTTATTATGCAACATTATCTGAAAACAGCATTCCGGAAGAAGACAAAAATGAATTGGTATGTGAGTTAACTTTCTTATGTTCTAACCCCTACAAATACGGTCAAACGCATAAAACAATCGCTTTAAAAAAATTCACGTGGGAAGAATACGCAGGACAGAGTTGGAGGGATTTAATTGGCTCTTAATACACCAAACTTAAAACTAGTAAAGCCAGAAATAACGGACAAGATAGACGTTTCTATTGCTAACTTTGCACAAAATGCGGATAAGATAGACGCAGCTACAAAACAGTTGCAGGATAAAACTGCATCATTGCAATCTAGTTTAGATAAGACCAAGCAGGACGTTTCTAACTTGCAATCAAGTTTAGATAAAACAAATAAAGATGTTACATCGTTACAAGGGTCTTTAAATACGACTAATAAAAATGTAGCTACTAACAAAAGTGAGATTGCTAGTAATAAAAATAACGTTGCCAAAAATTCCAATGATATTAAACAGATCAATCAAGAGCTCGGTAAGGTACAGGCGGATATTACCGCACTAAATACCAGAGTTGGAAAACTAGATACATCTATTAAAGCAAATAAGACCAGTATTGATGCGTTTGAAACTCGACTAGATGCCATTGAAGAACGCCTCACAGCGTTAGAAACCCCACCAGAAGGTGAAGCTTAATGCGTTGGATTGAAATGGCTCAAACGAATGAGGTTACTGTCAAAGGTACAGCTGATACAGCGCCTTATATTACGGCTGTCATAAAAAATGAAATACCATATATGCAGTTAAGCTGTCGTAATGAGGTATTGCGAATACATTATAACTTTAAGAAAAACGATGTGGTAAAAATAGACTTTGACAAGCGTAAGGTATTTATAAACAATCGTTTGCAAATGGAAACAGTGGATCTGCGTTATGCAGATTTTTTTAAATTGGATCCGGGATATAACGAGATTAAGACGGTGCCAACAATGCAACTAGAGGTTGAATATACGGAGAGGTGGTTGTAAATGATGAGTGAGATTAAGAGTATTAAAATTGATGATAAAAAGGTTATAGAAGCTTCTCAAGATTGCGAAAAACAGAAAGAAAAATGTTATGTTATTTCTGGAACAATAAAATAAAGATATAAAGAATTGAAGTTATTTGGTATAATTTTCATTAAAAAGGGGACTAAAAAATGAGTTTTGTATCAGTTATTGCTTCTGATTCTTTTATATCAATGGTAGCAGATGGAAGGGTTGTTCAGGACGGCAATTCAATTCAGGAAAATTACAGGAAATTCAAGCAAATAGGTTTAAAACAATTTGTAGCTTTTGCCGGAGCAAAACAAATATGCGAGGCAGTCATGGATCAGATAAATGTTGAAATTGAAAAAATGTATGAACTTTCTAAGGTAGCTAAAGAGATTCATTCAGCAATATACGGTAAGAGTGAATTAGAAGGGATTAATATATTATTTGTTGTTGGCGGGGTAAACATAAACGGATGCATTGAGTTTTATACAATAAATAGAGTTGACGAGGAAATAAGAAAATATAAGCCCGAAACCCCAACCGATCGGTCTTATGCATTTTTGCATAATGGAATGATAGACGAGGGAATAGTTGGGGAGAAGTTTGAGGAAACTTATTCTAAGTACGGTGTCACATCATTATCGAAATGTCAAAGGGTTCAAGAAGAACTTAATAACAAGATTGCAGATCTTGATGAATCTGTTAATAAAATAACATTTAAGCTGTCATTTAGGAAATAGGATAGGTTGAAGTCCTACATCGGGCGCTTTTTTATTTTGCAAAAAAGGAGTGTACTAGTTGAAAGAAAAAATATATATCTTTGACAAATACGATAATTTACTAGCAATCACTGACAACTATATAAAAGCTGATTTCGAGGAGACGGTAGAAATGCCTGTCTCTTTTTTAATTAACTTTCCTGCATCTGATAGCGATGCTGAGTATTTAGTTGGTGGCAATCAAGTTGCTTTTCGTGATTTAAAAGGCGACTTTCGCTTGTTTACGATTAGAGAAGTAGACGACAGAGACGGAGAAGCAACAGAAAAGATCGTTAACTGTATGCCGGGAATCCAAGAACTTGATGATGTGATGGTTGAAGAACGTAGACCACAGGATAAGACTGCTGAATACGTATTAGGGCTAATCTTGGAAAATGCACGTTGGCAAGTTGGTAATGTAGCTGATTTTGGTATAAACTCCACTAGCTTTTACTTTAAAAACGCCTATGAATGTTTGGGAGAACTTACCGATATTTGGGGCGGAGAAATCGTTGATCGTGTCGAGATTAAAGGCAATAAGATTGCTGGTAGATACGTTGATATTGTCCATCGTAAGGGATCAGATACAGGGAAAAGGTTTGAGATTGATAAGGATATTAAAAATATCACAAGGACAGTGCTTTACTATCCGAAAACAGCTCTTTATGGAAAGGGCAAGTCGTTACAAACTGAAAATGAAGGACACACAAGAAAAATTACATTTAGGGACGTTGTTTGGTCTAAGAAAAAAGGTGATCCAGTAGATAAGCCAAAAGGGCAGGAGTGGGTAGGAGATCCCGAAGCGTTAGAAAGTCAGGGCATACCTAACCACCAAACAGGAAAAATGATGCACCGTTTCGGATTATTCGAGGATAGCGAAGAAGAAGATCCAGAAAAACTACTCGCTAAAACATGGCAAGCTGTGCAGGGCGAAAAAGACCCAAAAGCACAGTATGAAATGGATATTATCACATTCTACGGCATTGCTGGCTACGAGCATGAACAGGTGTTTCTTGGTGATACAGGCATTGCTAGGGATAAAGATATTAAACCGATGATCCTTATTGAAGCAAGAATCATGTCATGGAAGTACGATATTGGAAATCCCGAGGACGGTAGCCTTGTTTTAGGTAACATCTTAGACTTAGATCCGGATGATAGTGATATTGATTGGGTGATAGATAAAGTTAAGGATAAAGAAGGCAACTGGGATGCTGGCGGTGGCCCTATTACGGATGACAAGTTTCCAGATGTAAAACCTAATGTTCCACAAAACGTTAAAGCTGAGGGCTTGTTTAAAAAGATTATGCTGTCATGGGAATTTGAATCCACCTATGCGATAGCTGCATATGAGGTGTTTGCTAGTCAAACCAATGGATTTGCTCCCGATCCCACTAACCTTGTTTTTCGTGGGAAAGTAGGTGGCTATAACTTTGATGCTGATACGGATGAAAAGTGGTATTTCCGAGTAAGAGCTGTTAATACGCACGGCACAGCAAGTGAGTATTCAGAGCAGGTTAGTGCTTCAACCGTGCAATTGGATTTACCAGATATAGAGGATATTGTTCCTGACTTTATCGAATACAGCATTTATAAAGGCAATGAAGCGCCTAACCCTAAAGATTATAAGTATTGGTTGGATAACAGCAAAGAACCTAATATCCTAAGGCATTGGAATGGAGAAGCATGGAAACCACTTGCTCCTACAAGCGCCGACGAACTTGGTGCGGTAGCTATGGAAGATTACCAGGAAAAAGTAAGTCAAATTGTTTCCGATTTAGCTGATAAGGTAAATGCGGAGTGGGTTGATGGTAAGCTTGTCAAAAAAGCTGACAAGGAAATCGTGGACGAGGTTAAGGCAGACCTTGCCGAAAAAGTAAACGCTGAATGGGTGAATGGGCAATTAGTATCAAAAGCGAATAAGGCAGACGTTTATACAATTGAACAGGTAGATACTCGCTTTAACAATGTTGTTTCCAAAACCACTTATGAGACAGAGAAAGACGGCATTGTTAAAGATTTGCAAAGTCACGAAACGATGATAAAGCAGAATGCCAAAGAAATAGCATCCAAGGCATCAGCAACGGAGTATAACGCATTAAAAAAACGTGTTAATACAGCTGAAACATCTATCACACAAAACGCCAAAGAAATAAAGTCTAAGGCAGAAGCTGAGACTGTAAATGTCTTGACAGGTAGGGTTAATAAAGCAGAATCTAGCATTACTCAAAATGCCAAGGAAATAGCTAGTAAAGTATCTAGTAATCAATATAAAACGGATAAGGAAGGGATTATTAGGGATTTAGAAAGCCATGAATCTCTTATTAAGCAAAATGCAAAGAGCATTAGCAGTAAGGTGGATGCTACTTATGTAGATAGTGCTATTGATGGAATTGAAGTTGGTGCGCGGAATTTAATAAATGGGAGCAATGAAAAATTAAAAACATTTAATATGCCAGACTGGTACGATCCTATAACTAATCCTCAAGACTTAGCTGACTTGGATTTAAAGCCAGGAGATGAGATTACTCTCTCTTTTTTTGCAAGAGTACCTTCCAACGCACCAAACACTGTATGGCCTAGATTTACTTGTTTTCGGGAAGACGGTAGTTACAGAACTTTCGGAGCTGGAACTAAAATAAGCCCAGGTAAAGAAGGGTATACGTCACATACCATTACAATACCTAGTGATTGTGTGAGAATAGAATTTGCTGTCCAACGTGGCGGGGCAGGCGAAGGGGTCGAACATTTCACCTACTACAGAAAACACGAAATAGCTGTAAAAGGCAATAAAGCTACCGATTGGACACCTGCGCCTGAGGACACGCAAGCACAAATTAATGACCAAGCAACAATTATTAAGCGGCATACTTCCGAGATTGAGCAAAACGCTAAAGAAATCGCTAGTAGAGTTTCCAGCGGAGAGTATAAGGTGGACAAAGAAGGAATTATTAAAGACATTAACAATAATAAATCCAGTATCGAACAACAGGCGGATATGATTAGAAGTAAAGTAGATGCCACGTATGTTAAAGGCGAGCTGGGTAAGATTAAGATTGGTGGAAGGAATTTATTAAAGGGAACTAGTAATGATTTCGTTAAATATGACCGTACTTCAACATGGGGTGATTACGCACCTTACAATGATGTGCACGGTGTTGCTGGAGAAGTGTACACCGCAAGGATCTATCTCAAACCTCATGAAGATAACATTAAGAACAATGAATTACGGGTTAGACTTTATGGCGATGAAGTACATTGGACGGACAGAGTTGGTAATAAAATATTAGCAGGAGAAGAAGGTTATTCCAGTGTCACTTTTACACTGCCTAGGGGTTACAATCGAATAAAACTTTTTGCTGTACGGTTCGATTCAAAAGAAAGCGCCAGAAGCATAGTTGAATATAAAGAAGCAAAGCTAGAAAAAGGCAATAAAGCCACAGACTGGACACCTGCGCCTGAGGATTTTGAAGCTAAGATTGACGATATAAATGTGGGTGGCAGAAACTTAATTAAAGATAGTAAGAAAAGAGAAATTAAACCTAGGAACACTGGAGAATCATCTGATAATTATAATTTCACAGATTTTTGGTTAACAGACGAGAGAACTACCCAAAAGAACCAAGAATATACTTTTAGTGCGAGAGTAGAAAAAACACACGGTGATTTTAATAAGGTTTCAATATTAGAATATAGACCAGGTGGATTACCCACTATAGGCATACCTATAGATGGTAATGGATACATTCAAACTACTTTTGAAGCTGGTGGAGGCAGGAGCGCTATAATAGTATATGCTGGTTTAGCAGGTGAAACTAGAGGAAACGGCATGATCATTCATGAGGCTAAACTCGAAAAAGGTAACAAGGCAACTGATTGGACGCCAGCGCCGGAAGACACCGATAAAAAAATCGAATCCGTTGAACACTACGCATCAGAAATTGAGCAAACAGCTAAAGGTGTCGAGCAAAAATTCTCAGCAATTAAAACGGACTACGAAAAGTTTAAAAGTACGGCTAACTCCACGTTTAAACAGCAGGCAGACTTGATCGAGGGAAAGGTAACGGAAACTACTTATAACAAAGACAAGGATAACATGACCATGCGTGTTAGTACAGCTGAATCAAGCATTAAACAAAATGCAGATGAAATCGTCTCTAAAGTAAGCAAGAATGGCGTTGTATCCAGTATTAATCAATCCCCCGAACAGATAAAAATTAATGCGCAACGCGTTTCCATCGATGGCGACTTAGTGGTTAGAAACGGGAAAGTGTATATTAAGGATGGCGTAATTACCAATGACCTTATTGCAAGTAATGCCAAAATAGATTTTGCTAAGATAGCCAACGTAAGAGTAACCAATGCAATGATCTCTAGTGTTACTGCCGATAAAATTAAATCGGGTACTATAGACGCTGGTAAGGTATTAATACGTGTTAAAAATGGTACACAGGCTATCCAAATAGACGATAAAGGATTTGAGTCAGTCGATAGCAGGGGCAGGGTAAGGATACACATTGGCGTACGTGACATTGCTGGTAAAGGACAGTCTGATCCTAGTACGATAAGGTTTTATGGTGGTTCTGGTAGTAAATCAGCTGGCGTTGGCATGAACGTTAATGATACGTTTATAGTCGGAAGTGGCGCGGACGGCGTAGGGATGGAATTGCGGACGCATTATAAAATGAATACCATTTACTATGCCAAACAACATCGGTTTGTTTGTAAGGCTGAAAGATATAACAGGTACCAGTCCAAATACTTTAGATTTTTAGGTAGAACAAGCTACTCAGCATCGGGCGGAGATGAAAACCCTGTTTTAGAGCCAAGTCATAGTGGTTGGGGATACGTTGGCACACCTAATTATAGACTGTGGCATGTGTATACAAACTATATATACGCTGTTTATACAAAAGGAAAAGCATTTGTAAACAGATCAAGCATTAAGGACAAAAAAGAAGTGCGAGACGTGTCCAATGATGATATGCAAAAGATATTCGACCAGATTAACTTTAAAAGTTATAAGTACAAAAAAGAGTTTGAAGATAATGAAGATCACAAGCCTAGAATGATGGGAATTGCGCCAATACTAAACGAAGAACCTAAGCCAAGAGAAGCGTGTGACGATAGGCGTAGAATCGGCTGTATAGCAGAAGAATCTCCACCAGAAATATTAGATGAAGATGGTACAGGCGTTGATTTATATGATTACGCAACTGTTATAGGTGGATCACTTAAACACCAAACAAGCCGTATCGATTCGTTGGCAAGTGAAATAGAATCACTTAAACAAGAAATTAAACAACTAAAAGGAGAATCCTAATGGAACAAGAAGTTAATTTGCAATATGTAGTGAATGCATTAAGTAATCAAGTTGCCCAGCTGTCGCAAGAAAAAGCCTATCACGAGGCTATAATTACCGCACAGCAAGAAGAAATCAATGAGTTAAAGGCAGATACACCACAAGATGAGGGAAACGCTGAATAGGCGTTATTTTTTTATGTCAAAGAACCAGGAGGATTGGATATGAATGAAAACATAGATGTCTGGAAAGCGACAACTAGAAATGAAGTCGATCATATCGAAAAAAGGGTATCCAATTTAGAAAAAGATGTGGGGATATTAAAAAGTAATGATATCAAGCAGGATGAAAAGATTACATCATTACAAGTTACACTCACATCCATACAAGACGATACCAAATGGATAAGACGCATGATAACAAAAGCAATTATTACTGCCACGATAACAGGGGTTATTGGCGGTGTGATTGCTTTGTTTTTTGCCAAATTATAATTGGGAGGAATTGAAATGAAAATCAATTGGAAAGTACGTTTTAAAAACCCTATATTTTACGCTCAATTGGTGCTATCTATACTAGCGCCAATTTTAGCTTATGCAGGCTTATCTTATGCAGACTTAACTACATGGGGAGCGTTATTTGATGTCTTAAAGCAAGCCGTAAGTAATCCTTACGCGTTGAGTTTAGTTGTTATTAGTTTATATAACGCTGTGGTAGATCCAACTACAAAAGGGCATAGAGATAGCTTGCAAGCACAGACGTATAAAAAACCTAAAAAGGATGTGTTATAAATGACAAAAGTAGTAGCTATAGACATTGGACACGGTTCTAATACATTTCCGCCTAGTAAGGGAGTGTATAAAAACGGAAAAGAATATGCAGAGCATGATTTTAATTCAAAAGTGGGAGTCGAGTTAAATAAGTTGCTGAAGCACAACGGATTTAAAACAATCATGAAACAAAAGCCTTTTAGTCCTGACGTAGGATTAACCACACGTACCAATTACTATAACGCAAAAGGCGTTGATCTAGTTTGGTCTATTCACGCCAATGCAAATGGTAATAAAAATGTCGGTGGCCGCTGTGCGTTTTATTGGCATACAGCAAAGGACTCTAAAAAACTGGCAGAGTTATACGTGGATGAATGCAAGAAAGCAGGTTATGACGTTCACGGGAATGGGTTACATGCATCTAAACCTAACAATTGGACTGACTTACACATTTGTCGCGAAACAGCTATGACGGCAGTGTTGACTGAAAATGGTTTTATGACAAATGATGAACCAGGAAAGAATGACGATTTTGAATTAATTTTCGGCAGTAAACAAAAGCAATATGTAAAAGATATGGCAAGAGTACATGCTAAGGCTATCTGCCGTTATTATGGGGTTAAATTTAAGGATTTGGATGGCACAACCGTAGCTGATAAACCATCTAAGCCTAGTAAGCCAGCAAGTAAATCCATCTCTAAAATGGCACAAGAAGTGATTGCTGGTAAACATGGCAACGGTCATGACGAAAGACGTAAATCACTAGGGATTAGTCAAGGTGAGTATGACAAGGTGCGCAAAGAAGTTAACCGTAGATCAGGCATTAAAACAGCATCTAAACCTAAAGGTAAAACTGTTGCTCAGATGGCGCAAGAAGTCATTGACGGCAAGCATGGTAATGGACATGCTAATAGGCGTAAGTCGTTAGGTGTTAGTTCATCCGTTTATAATAAAGTTAAAAAAGAGGTAAACAGACGACTGACCGGTAAATCTGCCGTATACAGCAAGCCAAAATCATTTTCTGTTGGCCAAAAAGTAACAGTCAAAAAATCAGCAAGCAAATTTGCGACAGGTGAATCTATTGCAAGCTTTGTTAAAGGTAACTCATACACGGTTAAACAGGTTAAATCCGATCGTGTGTTACTCGATGGCATTATGTCTTGGGTTCGTAAAAAAGACGTGTATTGATGTTAAAAAGCCTACTCCTTTTATTGGGGTAGGCTTTATTAATTTAGTTGACATCTATCTCATAGGATCGCGCAAAACTCATAGCAGAGGTGATGCCGTGACTATAAACGGTAGCTACGTGGCGCTCCTGCGGGTATGCCGGCTGCTTTACGACCACATACTCATTACCGTCTACGTCTATCCACACGTTAGGTATTAATGCTGCGTAAGAATCGCCGTATGACTCACATTTTATAACCTCATTATTATTAAAGGTTATCTCCATTACTATTTGCTTTTTATCTTTTTCAATAAACCTGTATTTTTTCATTTCTTTTTGATACCCTTTACTTCTGCAAAATAGTCTTTGAGCCTTTTTAAATAACTATCTTTAAGAGGTATGTCATCTATTTCGACAATATCAATTAATCTGTAAATATAATCATCTACAACAGTACCATAATCAAATTGATCTCCTAAATCACTCTCGTACGAGACTGTAATTTGCTCTTTTTCCACTTTATAGTTCTTTCCATCCTTTGTAAAATCGGATGGAATATAGTCAATATCCGTTGCGTCAATGTTACTGTTTTGAAAATCATCTAACAGCACATTTATGATGGCGTTGTAAAGTTTATTATATCCCTCAAAGTGCAACTTTACGTACTCATCATGACTTAGTATAATGTCCACCTCCGTTACTCTAATAGGATTTTTAGCAATAACAAGCCTGTCCTCTAAATCCTTACCAGTCAAATCGCCATCCTTGTTATAATCAAAGTCTTTAATTGTCACAGCTGTATACATATCGCACTCTTTTATTAAGTGCGGCGGCAATGTACCAACAACATGCTTACCTTTAATATCGTCCACCGTAACAGACTCGTAGACTTTAGCGTGTTGCCATTTGTCTGGTTGGTGTAAAACATCAACGGTGCCTTGATGGCGACTTGCTATAACCGTATCAATAGGGTTTGCATAGCCTAAGTAATCTAATTCATCAACGACCTCGATCTTATACTTACGTACGGGAGGATTTGCATTGATAATGTCCTCCGTTGTTTTAAAAACAGTACCACGTGGTAACTCTAGTGCGTAATACTCTGTTACACCTTCGTCAGCCAACATTGCTGGTGACTTAGAGGACAAAACAATCTCATCATCACCTTTGCTATACTCTCCTAACCCTGCTATTGCAGGGAATCCTGTAGATACTACCTTTTTAGTGTTTAATAAATCTTGTAATTTTAGCATGTTAATCAATCTCCTTTAAATTTATTTTAAATTATTTAATCAAATACTCATCCGTATATTTTTGCTGTTTTTGTTACTTTGCTACCATTTGGCATTACAATAGTTAACTTATCAATTGCGTATAAACCATGTGGATGATTGTAACCAGTCACTGTTATGTTGTATATAAAATTATCAAAATCACTATACGCATCCCATAGATAACTAAGGTTCTTCCATAACGTGATGAAAATGCCTTCTTTCCCTATGTCCTTTTCTGGCCTCAAAATGCGGCTCTTTTTGTAAAACATTGTATAATGAGTATCTTCAAATGGCCTAGAACTTTCAGCTAGAGATACCCTAACTCCTTTGTCGTTCCAATAGCTGTCGGGATTACTCTTATTAAAGTAAGCCTCAAGTAACTCTTGTCTAGTCAATATTAGTTCCGTTTCGTTTTCTTTTTGTATAAATTTCATTTTTCATTTCCCCTTTTCAATTTATTTTACTTATTAAAAGTAACATGGTAATCATCAGTGTGATTTTGGTCGTCACCATAGGCTACAACATATTCGGCATCGGCAAGTCTATTTGGCTTAAGCATGAAATACATCAGTCTATCCGTATAAGCTACAATTTTCTTTTCGTCGTCTTTAATTGCATAGACGACATTAACCTCGTACATATCAAACATGAGGGAGTTTGAACCACACAACCTTACTCTATACTCTTCACCGTCCTTAATTGCAGTCCCGACATATTCATCCTCAGGGTCATCAAACAAATTTATTTCAATTCCTTCCCCTGCGTAAGGATTTAAATACCTCATTTTGTTCACAGTGTCATAATAACCGATCGTTTCACCTGTTCTTTCTCCGTTTTCAAAGACTAAAATTTTAGGATTATAAGCGCCGCTAAGCGACACAAGAGTTTGTTCAGCTTCCTCTAAATTGTCATGCACTGAAAGTACCCCATCCCTTGTATAAACTCTTTCTTCAATCACCACATATTTTTTCATTTCAATTCCTCCTATTTTTAAGGCAGTGAATAAACACTGCCTGTATTTAATTAATAGACAACCTCAATTACTACCGCGTCCTCAATAACGACCTCGCCAACGTCTAAATCATCGTCTTTGTTAACGTCTCTATCGCCTGCTATTATGTAGCAGTGATCTCTATCTTGGTCGCTGTCAAAGTCATCGAAAGTGTGGATGTTCCATGCGCTCGTGCCGTCAAACAGCGCCATTTCTTCGTATTCTTCTGTTCCGTATTCCGGGAATTCTCTTTCGTCCTCCCTGTCGGAATTGTGACGGCTCCTTTCGCAGATATCGCCGACTTGACGTTCTTTATCTTCGAAACGAACGCCGATTACATCGTAATCAATTTCGTCGTTCCACCATTGTTCTCTAATCCTTTCAATAACTTCTTTTAAATTTTTCATTTTCCTTTCCTCCTTTTTTATAACAAGTTAATTATTATTATCAACTTGTTATATATAATATACCACATGTTAAAAATGACGTCAACACTTTTTTATCAAGAAGTTGATAATTTTTTATATGATGTGATATAATTTTATCTATATTAAGGAGGTAACAACTATGATAGTAAATAAAATCAGCGAGATTATGGGTAAGCATCGTATAAGAGTGGAGGATATTGTACGTAATACAGGATTAGCACGTAATACGGTGCGTGGATTATATTACAGTGAAGTAAGAAGGGTGGATTTAGATACATTAGATAAGCTTTGTAAGTTTTTTGCAGAGTATGAGCCAGATTTAAAACTTACCGATCTTATAGATTATGTACGTGAGGAGGAAAACAATGAATGAAACCGTACATGTAAAAGTGTACCTTGCAGGAAGATGTCCTCGTTGTAATAGATATAATGAGCAATTAACTTATGATTACGGTATAAAACCGTATCAAGAGGTAGAAAAAGAAATGGACAATGTAAACCATAAAATAAAAGACATCTCTTGCAAGCACTGCTCAACAGACTTCGCACCAGAGTCTCTTGTATATAAGGAGACATTAACGGATGTCACGCTTGCACAGGTGGCTATTAACTACGATAATACGCTCGATCCAGAGACTAGTCGCCTATTAAAAGAAGCACACGATAATCGATTTGAGCACTTTGCAAAACATGAGGATGCGTTTTGGGATGGTTTTGTTGCATATGCATTGCAAAACTGGCGCGATAGCATTAATGAGTTACAACCGCATGAGTTATTAGCCGGATTACATGCATTAGATATACCAACAAACGCACGTACAGCAACGCAATTAAGGCGTGAGGTACTAAATAAAGTAAAAACCACAGAGCAAAAAGCTAAGTTTTGGCGATCAGCTAACCATGACTATGTATATAATCAATTACTGGATATAGGAGCAATGGGTTGGCATGCAGAGTCAGATGCCAAGCAATTTGGTCAATTACGTACAAGGTATGCTGTACTTAATTATCCAATGGAGGAGGTACAAGAGCGCCTACGTACGGATATGATCGGTAAAGTAGTACGTAAAGATCGAGGAGATAACGCTTTTTTATTTAAACGTATTGCTCAATTGTCTGATGATTTTAGTCGCTTGTCTAAAAAACTACGTGACAGGTATCATCAAATGCAAGAGTTGCGCGTAGAGATAGATGACAAAAATAAAATAATACATGAGTTGCGGCAAGCTCTTAAAAACGAGAGATCTAACAAAAATATCGTCAGCCGTGATCCAGATGACATCCGTAAAATACATGAGTTAAAAAGTCTCGTTAATGAGTTGATCGAGGTAAAAGGGGAGGAGGTAAAAGAAAAGAAGGAAGCTGTTATTGAAGAAACGCCGATAGAAACCGAATCAGCACAACCAGCGGGAAAACGTAGCTTAGAGGGTAAAACCATTGGCATAATCGGCGGAAACCGATCCGAGCAAGCTGAGCAAATAACAGAGTGTAATATATTAACTCATGGTGGTGCCGATCAAGATCACGAGTTTGATGCCTTATTAAACGAGTCGGACGAGTTGGTTATATTAACTAAATTCGTTTCCCATGCGGCGATGTGGAGGGCTAAAGCACATGCCATTACAGAGGGAAAGCCGATACATTACACTAAGTCTATTAATATACATCGCATATTAGATGAGATAAAATAAAAGTCTTTATTCTTTTTTACCAAACCAGTATTCCATAGCCTGCACGCTTATGATCCATTCTTTGCGTTTTCCCCCAGGCTTTTGGAAATACTTTATTAAGCCTTTGTCTATTAATTGATCTATAGATTCTTGACCAGCAATAGATGGCTTTAATTTATTCTTTACGGTTTCTAATGATATTCCCCATCGGTGAGCGGCTTCCGCTGGGGTCATGAAGTTGTTTATCATTACGCCACAACCTCACTTTTACTAACGTTAATTACTTGACCATCAATAACTTTGATAAATTTACGCTCTCCTGCATTACAAACCTCGTATACGCCATTGTTAAGTTCAAATTCTTTTCCAGCCATTCCTGATTCGGCAACCGGGTTAACAAATTCACGAGCGAAACCAAAACGGGCATCTTTGCCAGTAATGCGAGCAACCCAAGATTTCCACTTGCGTGATCCAGATGTTGTAGTAATTACAACTTTACGAGTTTCTGCCCAAGCCATTTTTAAAGCCTGTGCGAAGTACTCTTTAACTTTACCACCGAATTTAGCTTGTCCTTGTTTAGCGATTTCCCACGCTCTTACCATTACCTTTTTCAT